GGAACATGGCTTACATTATATTCACAGCCAATTACACAAGCAAGCGATATGGATTTTACATTCATAGATTTCCTTAATCAATATGGTAAGACATATAAATATGCTCTTGTACCATTACTTACACAAACCCAAAGCGGTGTTGAAGTTGAGGTGGAAGGTGGATATACTGTATCTGATGAGGTACAATCTGTATTTGACGGTGTGTTTATTGTAGACCAAACTGGCTCACAAAAGTGTAAGGCGAATGTTGGATATGGTAATGTAGATATGAATCAAACTGTAGGAACAATCACGCCTATTGGAGCGAAATATCCTGTAGTTATTACAAATAGTCAAAATCAATATCATAATGGGTCTATCTCTGGCACTATTGTACCAGATGACTATTATTTTAATGGTAATTTATCGCGAGTCGATATGGTGAATAAACGTAATGAATTAGAGCAATTCCTCACCAACAAACGCGCTAAAATCATCAAGGATTGGAATGGTAATATATGGCTCGTTATGATAATGGATAATGTAAGTTGTACGTTTAATAATAACTATGGTATGGGAATCGTAAACTTTAGCACAAATTGGATAGAAGTTGGCGACCCAACTAATCAACAAGATTTACAAGCGACAGGATTGATTGACGTAGGGGGTGCATAATCATGCCTAATCAAAAGCAATTTGATACAACCCTACAATCCATTCGTAATATAGATTGTAAATTATTTGTGTTGGATTATGACTATACAGTATTAGATGAAATTAGTGGTAAAACGGAATCTGTTTCGTTGAGCGTTGATGCAGAATCAGATATTAGGCGTACTGCCAATATCAACATTGCATTAAAGGATGATAGTAGACAAACTAATTCTAACATTTTTTATTGGCAAGTTGGTAATCCATATTGGTTTGATAAATATATTCAAATCTATGTTGCTATACAAGATGTACAAACTCAAGAATTTGTTTGGGTTAATGAAGGTATATATATGGTTAATTCGCCAAGTATATCTTATGATGCCACTACGAATAGCTTGTCATTTGAAGCAGTCGATTTAATGTCTAAAATGACGGGGTTAAGAAATGGACAACTTGAAGGTATGACATATACTATTCCTGTTGGTAGCACAATTACAGGTGCGTTAAAGACATTATTGGTCGAGCAAGGGTTTGATAAATATATCATCTTCACTCCACCATACGATTATGTGCCACAAGAAATCAAGATAGATATAGGCGGTACAGCGTATGATTTATTGCGTGAACTTAGGGACATTAACGCTAATTGGGAGATGTTCTTTGACGTTGATGGAGTATTTCACTTCCAACAAATCCCAAGTGGTAAGGTAATAGTTGACCCAGATAGCGGAGAAGAGGGTGAGCCAACGCCAGTAGTTGACCAAACAGTGTGGGATAAGTTGAATGTATCTTATGATTTGGATACTAATTTTGAAGATGTAAAAAATTATATCGAGGTATTAGGAAAGGTGCATGAACCGCACGAGTATGGAACAGTCACGATTGATGATAGTGTCTTAAATATGAAACTCACTAATGTTGTAGCAAGTTATCTTAATAACGAATGGATTATTGGCATACCAGTTATTGCTACAGAAGGAGCAATAGAACCAGAAGCTTTAGCCACTCCGATTAATCGAATCATTATTACGGATATTGCCAGTACAAGTGTAGCAGATATTACATTAGACACGCCAATTATAGCGGCGAATGAGTATTATTGTGTTAAGTTGATATTTAATGAAACAACGTGCGAATCGTGCGAATATTTAGGCGCATTACAGCCAAGAGCCATTGCGTTTGAAAATAATCCAGAATCACCGTTTTATGTCGGCACATCGACACAATATGAATCTGCTTATGGTAATGTTGTAGATTTCGCAAGCGAAAATGAAGACTATATCGTAGAATTTCCACCCGCTATTGCTGGTAGCAACATGGTATTGAATTTATCGCCATGGTGTACGACAAGTAATTTTAGCGCGGCAAGTATTGGCGACACTTGGAAATTCAAATTAAACATAGAATCTTTAAGTCAATATATTATTACAATGAGTATCACCATGGGTGGTTTGGTAGATACATATTCGATTCGTAATATGGCGAATGAACGTATTTCTTTAGATTACGCACAAGATTATTTATTAATTGCGACTAAGATATCATCTACTACGTTACAGTTCAATGTTATGTACTATCCAATGCCAGCAAGCGTATTGCCTATGTCTACTACGTCTGTATTAAACTTACCAAAATTTAACAAGCAAGTTAGATTGGTGTGTGCTGGTGATGAATATGATAATATATATACAGATGCTTTAGCAGAACAACGTGCGAGATATGAGATATACCTACGTTCCAGAGTACATGATAGTATAAATATAACATCTGTGCCTATATATTGGTTAGAAGTAAATGATATAATTGAATATAACTTACCTAATAGCGATAGCGAAACGGCTGATTTATGGTTGGTAAAATCTGTTAATACAGATATATCAACAAATGGCACACAAAGCATTTCTGCTATTAGGTATTATCCTTTATATGCAGATATATCAATGACGAGCCAAAGAAGTTAAATAAAAAAATAGGGGTTAATTATACCCCTATTTTTCGCTTTATTCTTTGTCGGTGCTTCCCATGCCACCCTTACGTTTTTCCGTTACTTCTTCTTCGTCGTCGCAAGTATAATATTGTGTAACGACACCTTGCACAATTGCTTCGCCGTTTTTAACTTGCAAATGTCCCGTTGGGTCAGAATGTAGGTTCATTGGATTATAAAGTTTAATCATGATATGACCTTCATTTTTACTTTCCCAATAATCTGCATCAATAATACCTACAGTATTCATAAGTCTGACACCTGTTCTAAATCCAATGCCGCTTCTTGGATAAATTTGAAGCACTTTGTTTTTATCTTCTTCTTTATCACACACCCATCGAATACCAGTTGGTATAACACCAGCGTGTTCCATTGGAATAAGGACATCGCCACTTACATAAAAGTCATATCCAGCAGAATGTTTTGTTGCTCGTTTTGGGAGTTTGATATCATCATACAACTTATTGATTTCTTCAAGGTATTCTTTTGATGGATTTTCAAACTGATATAAGTCCATCATATCTTTCGTCCATTGTTCTCTTGTAACCTTTTCAAAATGCATTATTGACATTCCCCCTTTTGATTATAAAAAGTTATAAAAGTCATTAAAGAAATCTTCTAAAAAATAGTATGGAGATTCATTTTTAACAGGCTCGACGGTGAGTTCAATATATTTATCTGGTTTGCCATGCAATCTCACTCTTTTTTTAACTATATTTGGCTTTCTGAATCCTTTTTCTTTGGGTTTGTTCTCCCAAACGACAGCATTGTCTTTTTCGTTATATTCATTTGCCATGTGGACATACTTTTCTAGCATTTCATGTACCGTCTTGTTGCCATATTTTTTCTTTAATACACACAACGCAAAGCCAAGTTCTTTGTTATATGTATCTCCCTTTTCGCATACAAATACGGTCTTTGTACCATCATTCCAAAATACGATAGTTGCTGGTGGTTTGTACATGATTTTTTTAATTGTCAGCATTATTTTTCTCCTTTTCTATTCCTGTTAATTCACTAAACTTTGGTAATGTTAATATCCAATCACAAAATTTACGCCATTCTGGTAATCTATGGTCATGTCTTTGATACCACATAGTTTTAAGCTGTCCATAATTTGTAACAATATGGGCGGTTAGTTCAATACCGCTCGGTATGTTATATAACAACCTTAAATAGTTATCCTTTGTTGGGTTCTCTATATAGTCCCTTAAACACATATATACAGCGTGTTTACTTACATCTGTAACATATTCATTAAATACATGTTTAGATTCAAGCAAGTGTATTATTTTATGCATTGTGGATTGACTACTTACGATATCTGCGAAATGGTATCTTTCAAACTCAACCCACATTTTATTGCTACATGTTAGGTCGAACGATACGAGTATGCCGTGAAGGTAATTATCATGACCGCTACCACGTTTTGCTCTACCTAACTTGCATACCGTTTTGGTGATTTCACCATCTTTTGATGTGGTGTCACTTGCCATTGGATATTTACTTGCTTTGATAGCGTTTTCTAAATTATACACATTATAATTTGTTATTTCCATTTATCGCCCCTTATTTTTAGATTTAAGCGGTTTTTATATTTGGTTGATTAACTATATTACTTTTACATAAAAACCGCTTAGAAATTGATTTGGTCTGTAAAAAGTATCATTTTTTAGGGTTAGTCACATTTAGACCACCCACACGCTTTGCATATATTGCAACCCCCTTCAAACACGAGTGGCTCACCGCACTCTGGACAAGTTGGTTTTGTTATGCTTGGTAAAGGTCTTGGCTTAAATCTATCTTCTTCTATCAATGGTGGGATAACAAATTTTGATTTTTGCGTTTCCAAGTCTTCTATTTCAGACTTACTATCCTCATACCAACTTTCTATCATCATGTTGTGGTCGCTATCGTCCCAAATTAAATCATCTTCTGATTCTACACCATCAAACAAGCGTTCATTAATTTTATTACATAACTCTTCGACAGCATATCCGATTGCTGATGGACATGATGTGCCAATAGACGTATCGCCTTTTTGTATTTTTCTTGCTCTATATGCTGGGCATGAATGTACCTTTTTAAGTTGATTGATGACTTCACCTACATCAATGCCACCCCGTAAGCATAACGAGATTAGCCTTGATATCGCTTCGAGATTTCTTGCACAACCACCGCCATCGCCCATAGCAATGAAGTTTTCAAGTGGGTCGCCAGTAATATCATCAAAGAAAATTTGCTCTGAGAAATCACCACAACCATTAACGATTTTACGTTTATATCCTACAAGGTCGTCGTCTACGTTTATAATGTCGCCACGACGTAATGTCGCAAAGATATCATCGGCGCTTGTAGTTGTATCATTTGGTGTATCGTCGGTGGTTAATATACCTAATCTCTTACACCCATCTCTGAAAACTGTAATCCCTTTTAATCCTTTTTCCCAAGCGTACATGTATAGGTCTTTTACATCATCAACCGTTGCGCTATTAGGTAAGTTCACCGTTGAACTAATGCTTGCGTCAATATGCCTTTGCCATGTTGCTTGCATATCAATTCTATTGCGATATGGAATCTCTGCGCTTGTTATGAAATAGGACGGGAGTTTATTTTCATCTTCACCATACCCATGCTCTTGTAAATATTCCCACGCAATAGGTGTAAAGATTTTATATTCCTTCTCTTCGCCATGTAATGATTCTGTTCTACGTGTATAGTAGTTGGCGAAGATTGGTTCTACGCCGCCACTTATACCTAACATAGTAGATAATGTACCAGTAGGCGCTATAGTAAGGAGTTGTGAGTTACGCAACGGTGCGCTGATTCCAATATGGTTTTTATAAAAATCAGACTCCCATACTTTGTCGCTAAACATTGGGTATTCACCCTTGTTTTTGGCTATGGTCATTGATGTAGTCAACGCCTCGTTAGCTAAATTCCAACCTATATCATCACATATTACTAACGATTCTTCACTGCCATAAGTCACGCCTAATTTAATAAGCATATCAGCTAATCCCATAATACCTAATCCAATTTGTCGCCAATCACGAACAGAATTACGTTGCACTTCCAATGGGTGTAATGGTAGTCCTTCATCAAGGACATCGTTTAGTCCGTACACAGCGATTACTACAGCCCTACGAAATTCGTCCATATTAAATTGTGGTTGCCCGTCGATTGTTTCAACAAATGCGGCAAGATTTAATGAACCAAGTAAGCACGAACCACCGCTTGGGAGAGGTTCTTCTGCACAATTATGTACTACCATGTCGTTAGCAATAAAGTTATGAAATTCTGGCACTGTGATGTCATATACATCTTCAGTTTTAGTATTCCAATATACATCTTGAACATACCAATTGTTGCCTACTTGTTTTCCTTGATTTTTACTGGCACGTTTACTTTTGACCGCTTTAGGTAAAAATCTTCCATTGCTTTTATCCCTATTATATTCGATTACTCTACCAGTGTTCGTAACCCTTGAATGTTCTGCATGGCTCAACGTTTGTAGGTTTTTATATTTGTTATTAAATGTATCTCCGTCAATATGATGTACATCCATACCTTCAATGTTTTCATAATGACTTAGAACAAATCTGTGCTCTGGAATATATTTAGTTCCACTTAATCCTACTGATACATGGGTTTCGCCTTTCATTTGACGATTTAATCCTTTGATTTTATCGCCCCTCTTTAATGACTTAGCTTCAACCCAGCCGCGATTAGTTGTAAATATTAAGTGGTCTGGTGTACATGTAATATCACCCTTGCCAGTGTGAACCGTAACCGTCTGTGCGTCTTTGCGAGTACACCATACTTTTGTTGTCTTGGCAATAGATAATTCTCCATTGTTGTCCATACAATATACATCTGGCGTTTTGCCAACTAAGTCTTTAATTGGAACATTCCCTTCTGTAGTTTGGATTAATGTGCTTCCAGACAAGCATGGATTTACACCAGCATACTCAAAAGCATCATCTTCGCTAAGCAAATTATATGATTTTACTCTATCCCAAAAGAGAAATGCTGGTTCGCCATAATCCCAATTCATATAACAAAACTTATCAAATAATTCTCTTGCCTTGATAGTTTTCTTGATTTCTTCACCAGTTTCTTCTCGTGTAAATGATAGTGTATATGTTGAATCGTTTTTTACCGCTCTCATAAATTCACTTGTTACACGAATGGATAGATTGGCTTTGGTGATTTTATCAAGGTCAGATTTGATAGTAATAAAGTCTTCAATATCTGGGTGGTCGCATGATATTGATATCATTAATGCTCCCTATGTGGACTATATCTTAACTATATATTTATAGCCTTGGATGCTATTGTGGTTATTAAGTAATATCGCTATTACTCCACTAGTCTCTACACCTTCCTACTCTGTAGGCTCGGCACGGTATTGACCATCTTTATGGCTTTCACCGTTTTCTTCCAATTCTAGACGCAGAGCATTATATTTTAGATATTTTCTATGTAAGATAATGAAATCATTATCTTTATACAAATGGTCACAAAATTTCAACACATCATCTTTACTTGAGAAACTTAGAACGAAGCATTTTGACCCGTCTGATTTGGGCTTTAATTTTGTTGCTATGCCAACCTTGTTAAGTAGGTATTGTTGTACTCCTTCAAGCATTTTGTATTGTGAGGTAAAGGATATCTTTTGCCATATTCTATCTTTATCTTTTCTTCTGCCCCACGTAATACAGCCTTCTGCATCGAAGAAACCTTGTATCATGTATCTTTCTAAGTCTTCTCTGATTCTTGGATAATGTCTATCAACTTTATTATATCCACCAGAGAACTTGGTAATGTCGGTGATTTTTTTTATTACTCGTGCTGATGGAAATTGTTTTTTTCTTTTATCAAACCTTGTATTGACTAAAATATTCCCGCCAATAACAGACTGTATAAAGTCTACTACTTCTTTATCTTTGAGTGCGACACATATATCGGTGTTTGTGTGATTAATGTTAGCGTCGCCTAATATGAATCCTAAGCAATAAGCCTTTTCTTTTGTGTCAATCTTGTTAAATTTATAATTTGGTGTTTTGTGATATTTACTCATATCGTCCAACCCATACTTATGAATCCAATAAGATATTGTATTATGGTGTAGACCCGTTAGTTTTTCTATTTGCCTTGTCGATAAACCATTTTCCAAATATTTTGTTAAAATTTCCTTATTCATTTGTAACTCCTTTACTTTTACACATTTCAAGTGAGTAATATCTAATTATTTACGTCTTCCATTTTGACCTATCAATTCCGTAGTTAATGAATATAAATCCATAAATGATACAGCGCCACTTGTTTCCTTAGCGGCATTATTAATGTGTGCGCCCTTTGGAGAAAGTTTGCTGATATCAATTCCACAGCCACCTCCATAACTAAATGTTCTGGCAAGATTTTTAGCACAATCAAATATAGATTCTAATGAATCTTCTGGCGGTGGGATAACGTAGCAGTTGGAATATGTTACCTTCCTACCATCTTTATATGTACCACGATTAGATAAGATTCTCCCAGCAAACAAGAATTTTTTAGACAAAATAAGTTGTTTGATATCTTCATCGCCACCACTTACTCTGTCAACCCATTCGTCAAACGACTCGTTATTGTATCGGTATTTCTTTTCCCATATATCAATACCGATTTGGTTTTCTTCACCTAACCATTCTTCTAGTCGCTTCCTTGTAATGTCGTCCATATATGCTCCTTTCGTTGAATATTCTATATATATTATATCACGAAAGAGCCTCTATGTCAAGCATAAAAACTCTTTCAGTCTGGTTTTTCTGTTATCATCACCAATATGTTCAATGGCTTCTCTGATAACATCTGGGTCTGCAATTTCAATTAATTTTGTTGTCATTCTGGTTTGTGATGTATATAAAAGTTGTCTGTTCCACGCTCGTTCGTGTGCTGGTATAACTACGTTGATAATATATTTACATTGAGAACCTTGAAATTTGTATGGGTTACTTGCGTAGGCGAGTAAAAGATTGTTTATATCTTCTTTAGTATACATAATTTCTTCGCCTTCTATATCTACCACAAGCACATTATCATTTAGCTCCTTATTATATTCTATTTTTTTCACTATACCAGTTTGACCATTGAATACTGCCAATGGTTCTATTTCGCTAATATCCACATAACCATCCCAAGATAATTTATCATACATTGCATAATCAATCGCATGATAATTATTTTTTATATTCATTACAAGGTCTTTTGGGTGGATTTGCACGAGTGTACTATTATGTTTTGTTTTCATGCAATTATTATTACCAACTGGATTAAGGCGCTCTTGTATGAGATTGTTGATGTTTGTCGCGCCAAATTCACCAATGTTATAAGGCACAAGCAACATGATGTCTTGTGGGTTGATTCCTTGGTCAACAAGCGACATATATGTATCTATGATTTGGTCGATAGTATAATTGAATTTAATAAATTCATAATCCTTTTTATCACCTAAGGTGAATCTGTTACAATTTAGTTGCTCTTCGGTGAGATAAAATTTGCCTTGTCTTGTTAGGGTGGAAATATAACTCGCTCCACCTTCATCGAACCTAAAACATTTGGTTAATGTGCAAATTGGTATCAATCCGCTTTCGCCCATATCTTTGAACACACGCCCAAGACCTATAGATGGTATCTGCGCGGAGTCGCCTACAAACACAAATCTACAACGGGGTGATAAATCACACATTAAAATCATACACATAAGTTCAATACTCAGCATTGAAGATTCATCAATAATAATAACATCCTTATCTGCTAAAGCGTTTCCTAATGTAGCTCTATGAATTGTGCTTGCTGGTCTACCTGTTTGTTCTGATAATCTGCTTGCCGCTTTGCCAGTAGGTGACATCATGATATAATCTAAACCATAGGCTTCAACCATTTGGATAAGTGCCATTAATGTTGATGTTTTACCAGTGCCGCTTGGAGCATCAAGTATCACCACATTTGATTCACAGAATTGTTTGAGTACATTATGTTGCTCTTCGGTGAGTTCGCCATCTTTAATCTGTTTGTATGCACGCCAATCCCAATCAAGTATGTGGTTGTTATGAACCTTGTTCTTAAAGAAGTTTGCTATCTGTAATTCATTATCATACGTTATTTTACGCTGTAATACGTTGAGATTGTCATCATATATTATCATATCAGATTCTACGGCTACATCTTTAAGTTGTGGTATAACATCTGTATCTATAGTATATATGTATTGCACTAATCTATTAGCATCTACATACGTCGAACCTTCGTGCTCAAAATTAGAAATAGCATAGTCAAGCATATGCTCTATGCGTTCTTGCGAGTGCTTCCATTTAATATCATGCTCTAATATCTTAACGTCCACTTGCCTAAAATATTTGTCGCATAGATTGACCAAACAAAAGTAAGGGTGGTTTTCTATATTATCTATTACATCGTCAACACTCTCAAAACAAGACAATAAAATCTCACAATCCTTTTGCGACAGTTCGTAATATTTTAATCTACCGCGCAAAATAATGGTGTTATATCTTACGTCTATTTTGTTAATATATTGTGCTAATCTCTTTTCAGAAACATTATATATATTCGATACATCAATAGTGTTAGATTGATTTGTAAGGATTCTGCGTATGAAATCTGGATATGCTTCATGCACATATGTTGCTTGCTGTTTTGTCATTATTTCCTGTAATAATTCAAACTCCATATCGTCAGAGATATCCATTATTTCATTAAATGATAATGATGGTATATCTTCAAGCAAATACTGCATACCATATCTTGAACTTGGCAATTCGCTTACTTCTAATGTGTATGTCTTATGTAAGATTAAGCGATGGTCAGTGTCTTTGATGGTGATAGTATGATATCTTGGATTGATTATAAGATTATCATATTCACCTATTGGGACGCAAGCCAAAAGCTGAAAATTCTCGTTTTTATGTATTAGTCTTACTACTTCACATTCAATTAACATTAATCTTCGTATAACTCCTGTAATTTATAATCACACCATTTAATAATCCAATTTTCTACATCCTCATCTGGGTGGGCTTCAAGCCAACGTAATCCGCACGATTTGAATTCAAAACACGGTTCTTTTGCATTATATTCTAAATTCCCTACGCTATAACAAAACTCCTTAGATGTCTCTATTTTATTGCCAAATACGTCCCTAGCTTCGATTGGTATGTCGTAAGATTCCCATTTTACCACATCAAAGGTTGGCGGTATATCTGTTGGTGGTTCACCAAGATATGATACATCTCGAATTTGAAAACCTTTATATCGCTCTGTATATTCTCTAACCATGTTTACTCCTAATGTTTACTCGTTATCCGTATAAGCTTTTTGTTTCAAATATTCCATAATATCTTCTTTGCTCATAACGACACACTGATTCATTGTAATAAGTGTATCGTATAAATCTTTAAGTGCGTCTGCACGTCCAGCATTATATGCATTTGTGCCCTCGTAAGGTCTTTTAGCTCTTTCCATTATCTGCCCCACTTCCATTTTAAATCTCGTAACCAATATTTGAAATCTCTATATTCGCTTATGATACGAAACCATGGGGTTCCGTAATAATCTATAATATGCCATTTCTTGTAATATTCTAGGTCAACACCATATCCAAACGCAACTTTATATTTGTGACCACGATATGACATTTTACATACATAGTAGTTATGAAATTTGCGTGGATATACTTTGATATCTGCCATATCCCCACTTACATAAAACCAATCGTGCCAATATTTCCATTTATTGAAATTCTCAAAGCCGAAGAATATAGTCTCTTTGCCTTCGTTATCAGTATCATATTGGCGATATGGATAGTCCTTGCGATATACACGCATAAGATTTTTATAAAACGCCAAGGTTAAATCTTCATCACCAACATACGCAAAATATTCATCTTCAAGCTCAAGGCATCCATCGTCAGTCCACCCAACCATATCTACCATGTTTGTGAACATATCTTTAGATATTAACTTACCATCTTTCCACGCAATAGCGCCATAATCAATCATCGCCATTGTATATATCTCCTTTTATTTGATGTATATATTATATCATACACCTTGAGATTTGTCAAGCCTAAATTTATTTTATTAGTGTCAAGCATCAGAGCTTGACACATCTTCTTGCTCTTCATTGTTTTCTCTTGCCCAATTTGAATAATCAACATAAGCTTCTGCGGTTTCTGGTGGGAAACAAATCTCATATTTCTTAGTGGGGTCTTTGTCGTCTTCCCACACAGTATTAATCCCACCTTCTGAGGTCAATGTAGCGCTCTTACATTTCAACATTGAACTTACTCCTTTATAATCTCATAACAATTAACTATATTCTCAAATTCTCCGCTCTTCATCCATTGCTTTTTACCATTAGCATCTTCGCCAACAAGCTTGACCTTTTCCTTTGACCTAAATGCCACCTTGAGCAAATCATTTTGTATACATGGCAAACGATTATACCATTTAGCTTCACATTTATATTCAAAGGATTGGTTGGAATTTAGATGGAATAAATCTAACCATATTCTACCCCACTTATCTTTATGCACCTTTTGCACGATATATTCATCCATATCGACTTGATAATTTTCAACGTCTACATATCCTAAATGTTCGATTTGTTTCTTTATGAGTAGTTGAATGTTATCGTCTTGTGGTGGTAATATGTTATTAATATCTCTAAGCAATTGTGGTTTATCAATGCCACTAAATTGTTTATCAGTTTCTTTCTCCGCATTAGGTCTAATTATTTCAATCAACCAATCTTCACAATCATCTTTCTTGATTGTCTTACGTTTAGCGAACTTATCATACCAATATCTTATACGTTTTAATGTATTGATGTTGCCATATTCGCTAAAGAATCCAATGTCAATCAAGATGTCCATGGATTTGGAATTAATACGCTTATCGTCTACCTTAACGCTTTCGCATAAGAATAATATATCAATAAAATCCTTTGGCTCTCTTGCATATACTTCATTCATAATATCAGCCGCTATAGTTTGCATGGATTTAATTGAACCCAATCCTTTGTATATTGTCTTGGTTTCCTTATCACATACATATATGTTTTGTGAATGTCCAAATTTGGGTGCTTTAATTGTAAACCCTTTTTCTTTTGCAAACTTAGTGCCTTTGTTAATATCTTCATCGGTACGTGCGTTATTAAGAAATGCTGTGATGAATTCGAGTGGATAATAATATCTCAACATCGCACAAGTATATCCAATCATAGAGTAACCCGTTGAATGATTATATCCAAACATATAATTGCTACTATCTTCTATGATTTGCAAGAACGTTTTGGCTTCTTCTTCTGCTACCTTTCTTGGTTTGTCAGATTTATTACAATATCCTTCTAGTATCTCTGGCAACGCCGCTTGCAATCTATCCATCTGTTTACGACCAATGGCTCTACGCACATTATCCGCATCAGAACCACTAAGACCACATATATCTTGTAGGAACTTAATAACATCTTCTTGGAATACAAGAAAACCGTTATTATCTTTAAGCAATTCGTCAATTTGCTTAGATGGATTGTGATTGGTTTCATGGTTAAACAATCTTTCTCTATATGATTCTCCACTTGGTCTGATTGCCGCATTGACCAACGACATATGGTTAAGCATAGTTGGCTTAAAATTTTGTAGACATTTGAACGCATAGTCTGATTCAAACTGAAACAACCCAACTGGCGAAGTAATCATATCTGCCCACACCTTTTCATCATTCCAATTTATTTCATTGGATTTAGGATATGGAATGTTAGCCAATCTACAAGTATCGCGAATGATTTGTACATTCTGTAACCCAAGAATGTCATATTTTACCAAGTTGATTTCATGTATTTCTTCCATGTTGATGGGTAATACTACTTGACCATCTGCATTAATGAAACCACTATAGTTATCTATCAGATTGATAGGGCTTGCGATGATTCCCGCTGGGTGTTGCGATTGTGAAATGACACACCCTAACATACCATCATAATAATAAAATACATCTGGATATTTTTTTCGCGTAGCCTCTTCGTCTTGTTCAAATTCTTTTTTGATTTCGTCTGCTACTTTTAAGGTGTATGGACAATCCTTGTTTGCCTTTTCTGCTTTATGTCGCAACGCTCTGCAAATATCATCAATCGTGCCCTTAGATTGTAATGTGCCGCTTGCTAAGATATATGCCGTATTTTCTACACCAAATCTGTCAATAATGTATTGATAAACTAATGCTCTTTGGTCTGGTGATACGTCAATATCAATATCGCCAATTTCTTTTCTATGTTCATTACAAAATCTTGAGAACATTGTTCCCCACACAACAGGGTCAACGTCTATGATATCTGATATATAAGCTACTTCGCTACCACCTACAGACCCACGACAATAACCAATAGGAATATTATTTTCCCAACACCAGCTTATCATTTCAGACATGAATAACATAAATCCACCCATGCCAACCTTATGAAATACCGCGAGTTCTTCTTTTATCTTTTCGCCATATTCTTTGGCTTTGGATTTATCTATGATACCCTTGGCTACCTTTTCCTTATACTTTTCTCTAAGGCGTTCAAGCAAGATTTGTTCGTCTTGTTCACCATATAGAATGGGATATTTGAAACTTGTATCTAATTCAAAATCTTCTACACTCTCAACCATTACATTAGTGTTGTTGATAGCCTCAAGATATGTAGATTTTCTACAACCTTGTTTCTCAAACATATCACATAGCTCATCGTATGATTTATATGTTAAGTCGAATGTGTCTTCATCGCCAAAGTCTATATTTTTAGAGTATTGGAGCATGGTTCTGCACTCAGCTTTATATTGATTGATACTATGTGTGTCTGTGCCAGCAATCAATGGGATACGCAAATCTTCATGCATAGTATAGAGAAATTTATTAAATTGTATTTGCTCTTCAAAGTCGTGTGGTTGAATTTCTAAGTAATCGTAATGAAACGCTATGTCAGCAAATTTTGATGTACTATATTGCACATAATTTTTTCGCCATGCATTTAATGGACTTGCTAAACATGCAGAAATTTTAATTACATTATCACTAATGCCAAGAAATTCATCAAACGATAATCTTGGGCGATAATAAAAATGGTCTGGTTGGCTTGCTATATAACAAAGGCGATTGATTTCTTTTACGCCTTCGTAATTCTTTGCTAATAGAATGGTGTGGTAATTATCACGCACCTTTGGTTCAAGTTGTTCGGTAAGATAACACTCCACACCATGAATGTATTTGATGCCTTTTTCATCACAATACATCTTCTTTTCTACCCAATTAAACACATTCCCATGCTCGGTAAATGCTATCGCTTCTTGCCCAAGCTCAACAGCCCTATCTACATAATCTTTATAATTAGTACAACTATCCAATAAGGATTGTTCTGTGTGTAAATGATATACTACATAATTATTTTTCGTCATCTTTCGACCCATATTCAAAGGTTACTTTATCATTAGATAATACTACATTCTCAATCGTTCTTTTATTCATACATTTTGCAATTTTTTCTAATGAATCAGCGATGCGCCTTAGTTGTTTGTTGCGTTCTGATTCTATCATTGTTTGACTTGCCATATTACCACCATAAAAGTTTATGTACTTCTTTCATAACTTTCCATACCGTATCCATATATTCAGTACATTTAAATGCATCGTCTTCCTTGATAGTCATTTTACATTTTTCTATCATCAAGTCAATACATTCACTGAGCGTTAGTGTTGTGTCAAATATATCAATGGTATGATAAGATAAGTCTACAACCATCCCACCAATCTCCTTATACATCATAAGGCGCTCATAAAGAAGTTGTGCAAACGTCGAATCTAAATCCCACGTTTCTATATCACAAAACCCATAGATTTTTTCTTGTTCGCACCAACGCTCATGTCGTTCGTCGGTTTCATCGTGATAACCAAATATCTCTTCTTTCGGGACAATATCTTCTAAATATTTTCTACCCATTGTTTTCCTCCGTTGGCTGTGGGATAAAACTATCATCAATCTCACCAATCTCAATCATTATGCTATACTTATCTCTATTATACTTACATGGTGTAATGTTAAGTGTATACCCATTAGCAAGCAATCCATGAATTACATCGTCACAAATCAAATCGTGAAACGTATCGTCACATACATTAAGTTCAATTATCTTCGTATTCATTAATATCAATCTCCTTTTTATTCCAAATTACTATCCAATCGTTTAATATTTTCAATGTCATTGGTGACGAACCCAATGCCCATGATATTTCAATACTTCTATGTTCATCTGGTGGGTCAAACATGGTCTGCTCATTCCATTTATAATTTGATTTTAGAATATCACGCATTTTATTATATGTAAATTCACTAAACACAAAATTTTTATACCCTTGACATATCTTTGGTTTAATCAACGCCTCGTATATACCACTCACAATATAGAAATCCTCGTCCGTAACGCACTTGAATAATTTGAATTGCCATGCGTGGATTTTAATCACACCACACCCCTTACTTGTATCAATACGTTTAGCGTTGATTTTACCAACAAATCTGCGTAATCTTGGCAAGAGATATATGACATACATATGAATATCATATATGATATTTCGTATCTTGTTCAAATATCTTTCACCTCCGACTTCATTCTCGCCCCACAATTAGGACACAGATTATAGTAATATGGGACTTTTTCATGTTTCTTTCCACATTTTGGGCAAGTAAGGTTACACCAATCATTCCACCCATTGCCACTATGCTCTACTATCCATTCGTATTGTGTGTTATCAATAGTTGCATCTTTTGACAACGCTTCTATCGCCATGTTGATTGCTTCTTTTGATTGGCATTTATTATCACACCAACCAACCTCTGATGGGTGAATACAACAACCACAACCCATCTTAAAATCGCTCTCAATGATTTGTATCGCTTTTCCCTTATTCATGAATCTTTCCTTTCGCCATAATTGCAATACCCATTGTCTGTTGTGTAATCATGGACAATATACTTATCATCTGCATAACCATCGTAATCCTCGATAATTAAACATTCCACCCAATACATTGGGCAATCGTCTGTTTCTCTATGCTTGCAATCTTTACATTGTACTACCTCTTGTAGTGATTGAAATTCCTTTAATAAGTCAAAGTGTTCCGCAAATTGGAGTGCCTCTATTGCCATATCAAGTGCTTCACAAACGGCTTTTAAGTGGCATGACTTTGTTTCTTGTAACAGTTCTATTGCTTCTTCCCTTGTCATGGTTCTCTCCTTTCATGCGTGGTGTATCGTGTAATACCACTTTCCGTTGTATTCAACCTCGTTGTATCCACAACAATAATTGTCCATCTGATTGACGAGCCACCACGCCTCACTAACTGGTTCGACCCAACCTATATCTCCATCGTCAACTTCTTGAAGCAACCTTTTATCGCTCTCAATGCAGATGTCCCAATCATCAAGATTGAACCCAGCCTCCCACAGTGCCATGTCATAGTCATCGCTGGGCAAGCCTGTCCACCGTCTTATATCTTCTCTGTTGTCTGTTATCCTCAAAGTAATCATTTCTCTACCTCGCTTTCCTGTCGCTCATATGCTTCGAGCATTTCTCTCACAAACTCCCTGTCTGACTTTTTCAGGCTCTGTATAAACTCGTCTGTTGCTCTGACATTAAGCATTGTCTGCCGTCTTGCCATCATCAACTGCATCATGTTCTGCATTGCTCGTATTACTTCGCAGATTGCTATAACCCATATTGCGTAAATCATTTCTCTCTCCTTTCTTGCCCTTTCGGGCGAGGGCGAGATAGCGTTAGTTTTTCGTATACATCGGCACTATGATACTATCTCGGAATACCGACACTCCTTTGCCCTCTGTTTCTTTCAGTCACCGAAAAGTGACCTACGCCAGTTTTGCAAGTCGCCCCACCGTCTTATGGCTTGCTGTGGCTTGTCCCATACAACGGGGTTATTAATGCCCTATAGGCTATGTTCCCCTATAACCACGCCCACTCATGCGTCCATGAGCCAATTGATACAAACCATACTATCGTCTTCTTATACGCTTGTCCCGAAGGAAACCCCGCGCGCAGGGCTATGGTTTGTTGGTATATCATAGGCTTCCGCCTGTGGTATCATCACCGTCTTTATACATCATTGTTCCGCAATTTGGGCAGAAGTTGTATGGACGCAACACCACCCCGCCACAATGTGAACATTCATATTCGTACCAATGCGAGCCATCCATTCCATGTGCTATCATGTGACCCCACTCACCCTGTACGGCTTCGGCTGATGGGATTTCTGAAAGAATCTTTATCGCAAAATGCTTGTAATAGTGATACTCGTTGTCTTTTGGTTCTGCACTTGCTATCGCCTCTATCGCATCTGCTCTTGATATAAAGTCACAACTTGGATTCGTTTTCATTTCATCTTTCATTATTCATTCTCCATTATAACATCCTCAAGCTCAATTTCATTATCTTCGCAGAATTTTTTGAATGTTTCTGCATCCATCTCTGTAATAACGTGTCCCTCTGTATCGCAATATAATGTTTCGCCATTCATTCTTGCATCGAGTGCCTTGATGCCCATTTCTGCATAAGCATCACGACGACCATTAGCATAAGCTCTATGCTCATAATTTTCCTTTCGTCTTTCTGGATTTTCAAATTCAGCTACAACTTTCTCCGCTTTGTTAATTACTTTGTCGCATGTAGACTTAATATCTTCTAAGCTTGCACGATAGGATTCTGCAACAGCTCGTGTCATATTAAGTTCATCAAGTGTAGTTTCATAAAGCTTCTTAAACTTATGGTATTCTTCTTCATAAGTTTTAATTTTAAATAATTTAATAATCCACCTTTTAATCATATTATTCTCCTTATTAGTTTTAATGATTCCATCTTGGGTCTGATGTTATCCATACTTCAATTTTCACACATATAGCCACTATCGCTATTGCTAATAAAATCGTTGTCATTTAACTCACCTTCCTTATCTTTTCTTGTTGTACTTATTATACTACAAAATAAGTTAAATGTCAACGATTTTAATTGTATTTATTATGTTTTTTGTATAGTATATCTTTATATTTCATAGCGTTTTTTGTTGAAGTCGAAGCCTTTGTTTCAATCACTATTGCGTTGGTTGCGATAACACACAAATCTTTAACATATCTGTTACTCCCTTACATACTTTGATTTTGCATTTGTCTTGCGTTTTTTCTCTTTTACAAGAGTTTTCCCTTTGTATTCGTTAGTTATTCTTGTTCTGCGCAATCCCATTTCAAAATACTCTTCATTCATATCAATGCCAACAGCTACACGATTTAATTTAACAGCAACAGCAGAGGTTGTGAACGAACCCGAAAATGGGTCTAATACTACATCCCCCTCATTGCTTGAAGCCTTAATAATGCGTTCAAGTAATGCTTCTGGCTTTTGGGTTGGGTGATTTTCATATTCACCCATTTTGAAACGAACACGACTAAATTCCCATACATTTCCCGGCACTTTTTCACTACTATATGGTTGTGGTGGGTCTTTTCTATAATCTATCAGCTTGCGTCTTGCGCCCGTCTTTGCTTCAACCAAAATATCTTCATAGTTAAAGATATATTTTGATTTTGAACTTTTGTTTACCATAAGGATTGGTTCATACAATGAACCATACATTTTCTTTGACTGCACACCAGAGCTATCATATGCCCACACTATTCTGCATAATACATTGTATTTTTCAGAAACATATACATCTAAATATGGCATATGCTGTGTTGCAGTCATAAAGTACATTGTTCCATTATCAGTTAAAACACGCATACATTCATCTATCCACAATTTACACCATTCTATATATTCATAAACAGAATCCCATTTATCTTTATTATTTCCAAAGTCTTTCCCTATGTTATAGGGGGCATCTGCAAATATTAAAGTTACAGAATTGCTTTTTATTGTTTTTAACACTTCTAGGCTATCGCCTAAAATTGCCATAGAATTGCCATTATGCATTTCTTCATAAGGCAATTTACTTTCAAATAAATCTTCAAATTTATAATTATTCATTATATTACCACCCAAATTTTATCGTTCATTTACTTAATCTTTCTATTCCACTATCAAAATATTCTTTATTCAGTTCACACCCAACATATCTGCGCCCATTTTCTTTTGCCACCAGACAATGCGCCAATGAACCAGCACAAGGGTCAAAGATAATATCACCTTCATTTGAATTATCCAGAATTAAATCTTTTATTAATTCATGGTTTTTTTCTGTTGGATGTATTTTACTACGTCCGATTGGAAAATCAAATACGTTATGTTTACAATGCGCATTAAACGTTGCCCCACGTTTCTTAAACCATACAGCATTTTCCGTTGCGCTCAAATATATGTACTGCCCATTCATTGGCGAGGGGTTTGTTTTATGCCATATGATTTGCCTTGTTGCACCTTCTTTTGCGGCAGATTTGGTGCTAAAATAATCATAAATTGTTGAGTATTGTTCATTCCCACAAAAGATAATAATTGTGCCTTTTGTAAGTCTATAAATCTCATCTAAAAAATCGTTGAGATTGAATGTGAGTATATCTGCATAAGATTTATCTAAATTACGTAATCCATGGTCTGTACGATTTACTTCGTCATAAGGGATGTCTGTAATGGTAACATCAAACACCCCCCCCCTGTTTAATATTTGACATAAGCTCCATACAATCTGCATTAAATATCATGCCAGATTTATCATGGTAATCACTTGTCAAATATAGTTGTTTTAATACATTCATTCAATCTTTTCTCCGCTATTTCAAAATATTTTTCATCAAGCTCATATCCAATAAAATTCCTGTTAGTATTAATACACGCCACGCCTGTACTGCCAGACCCCATACAATTATCTAATACTGTTTCGTTTTCATTTGTATATGTTTTTATTAGATATTCCAATAGTTCAACTGGTTTTTGTGTTGGGTGTAGCCCAGCATCTTTTTTAAATTTAATTATATCGATTGGATACCTCTCGCCATTACTTTCAGTAATATGTCCTTGCTCATAAGCACCATAATTTGTAGAATGTCGCCCTTGTTTGCATTTATAAGGTTTAAATCCAATTCTCATTTGTGGATTATATAACGGCAATCTCTTATAAAAGACTAATATGTTTTCGTGTATTTTAAGTGGCATTTTTTTAGCATTTAAAAAACCTGTTCCATTGTCTTTTTGCCAAATCCATTCGTACTTAAATAATTTTAAATTACTATGTACTAATTCCGCAGAAAAAGGCATTTGACTAAATAATACTATCGCTCCATTATCTTTTATAATACGTTCATACCCCCCCCCACAAAGCATCTAATGGTATAATGCTATCCCATTTATTCTTAGTTGTACCATAAGGTAAATCACACAATATCATATCAATACTTTTATCTGGAATGTTTTGCATTAATTCTAAACAATCACCTTGTTTAATATCTATCATTAATCTTCCTTAACTTCTTTTGCACTTCTATCCCAAACATTATCTAAAAACTTTTCCTTGTGTGCCTTATCCTTACTCTTAAAGATAATTCTTCCATTAGTCTTATGGCTTCTCCATCTGTGTTTTGCTTTTGTTGTCATAGTTATTCTCCTTGTTGGTTATTACTTTTTGTACGTCTTTATCATAAAATAGAACGTGGTTATAGTTGTCGCTATATAGTGGTATTGCTACTCCACATCTATCGCATATATATTGTTTCATTTTTATTCCACCTTGTCGTCATCGTCAATCAACCTTTCCCCACACATAGGGCAATATTTATAATCTAATGTAACATGAGTGTCATCATTATAACGCCAACCACATTCTGGGCATATCCAATCTACCCACCCATTATCTGCGAGTTTCCATATCCATTTATTCATTACACAATCTCTCAAAATATTCCTTGCCCTTTTCTGTTAATGTATATACAGGATATTCCCCATCGCAACATTGCTCAAATAAATCTTCGGCATATTTGATTCCTTCAAGGTCAAATGTTTGCTCTGCGTTAAGCATTTGACCATTTTCATATATTTTTAATGTTACTGTCATTTCGATGGTGTTGTTTGGAATAGATATAATAATATCTTTTAGTTCGCCATTATACTCTTTTACTTCTGACATATCTCCCACTCCTTAATTACAATTTGTTTCGTATCTTTATCTCTGAAAGTATTGATTGTTATATTATATCACAGATTTATTCACTTGTCAATAAAAATTTATGATATACATATTTATTTCTCCTTATATTTCCACAAATATCCACCTGCTGTTTTATAAACGCCACGACAACAATTAGTTATAGTTGAATAATTTATATTCATAGTCTTACTTGCGTCAAGAATAGAATCAAAAGATTGTAAATATTCGCCAGATTGTTTATCAAACATATCCACCTTACGTTTTCTGTGCGACTCTGATAAATGTTTACGATGCATTTCGGATAATTTTTTACCACGTTTTGCTTTAGACATTTTTTCTTTCGTTTCTATTGTATGGTGCTTGTCCTTCATTGGATTTGGTTTGTTTTTACTTGATTCTGACATTTTCTGTTTTGATTCCTTTGTATGCTTTTTACCATACATACCATTTTTTTCGCCAGAACAAGCTATGGATAAACGTCGTCTTGTTTCATCTGACACAGTAAAATTTTTTATACCACCAGTTTCATGGTTGTATCCATTATTTGGATTAGTTAAGTCCCAATAATGGATAAAAATTTCTTCAGCAAGTGATGCTTCTTCTACTGTCAAGTTTTCTAATAGGATATCATGTTTAATGTTATTCCATCCATATTTATTAATCGCACGTATAAAATGTTGGTTTGTAATATAACCACGTCCAGAATCCCATCTATATGACGGTGGTTTGCTTGTAATACCTACATACATTTTTCCGTTTGGTGTTGTATGTCTGTATACTACATATGATTTATTATTAACCATTTTGCATACACCATTCTTTAATAATAATTTGTTTTGTTTCTTTGTCACGCCACTTGTTAATTGTGGGCGTACCAATAATTTCTAATGTCATTGGATAAGATTCCCCAACATGTAACGATTTCTTTTTCTCTTTGCTCATAAAGAAAGACAGAAATTCGATATCCCCATATAACCACTTAATAGTTGTTTTATTTGACCCAATCTCTTTTATATCTTGTCCGTTAATGGTAATATTGCTTACATGGATTAGTGGTTCTGGTATACCCGTTCCCCACAAGTCAGCACCTAATGCATCAATATCAAATACATTGGGGTCAATGAATACATTATCCGCACTATACATAACTTGCTTTGGCTCTGGTGTTAGGTCAAGTTGTCTGCAATATGACGACAACTTCTTTGTCTTACCCTTTGCCCAACCTACACCACAAGCTTGCTCATGTCCAGCGCACATAAATAGCAATCCACTTTCGGATAGTTTGGTGCGCATATTGCATGGACTACGCAATGAGCCAGTATAGGATTTAGGATTTTCATGTACCACCATACAAGGGCAATTAAAATGCTCGGATAGTTTGTTAGCTATTAAACCAGTATATGGTGTGTTGGGTGCTAAAAATATCTTGACATCTTCATCACTTAAAGGCTTACTTTTAAGTACATCTTGATATATCTTGTCGGTTTCTTCACGTTGTTTAGCATGGCATTTTTTTATATCGTCTATTAACGATTCGCTATAGTAATTCATAGCAAGTGCGTCAAATAACTCTGTTTTTAAATTTTCATCGTCGCCACGACACACAGCATTGATTTTAGGAATCACATTCCATGCCAATGTGGTGGGGGTGGTTTCCGAGTCTAAAATAAATTCCTTACACATGACACGCAAAAATGGGTTGTTGATATGTTTCAAACCCCATTTGACAATGGTGCGATTCTCTAAGTTACGCATATCCATAACATCACCAATGGTTGCTAATGCTACAAAATCAATTACTTCTTTATGGATATTACCACCGTATAATGCTTCATATGCTGTAATTAATTTATGCGTTACCCCAGCACCGCATAGATTTTTATTTTGTACTGGATTATCAAGTTGTTGGTTGTTGATTACACACACATCTTTATATACCATCCATTGCTTATTAAATTCGTGGTGGTCTGTAATCAGTACAGGTACCCCCCAACATTTTGCAAAATACGACGATTCAAAGATATCATTTGTACCCGCATCTGGAATCCATAACAATGATATTTTGTGTTCATCATAAAGCAAGATATGCAATTGCTCTAAAATATCTTTGCTTAATCCATGTTGTTTACCACTATGGAATAAGATAATAATATCGTGTGTAGATACACCTTGGTGGGTTAAGAATTTGTATGCTATTGTTGTGGCACAATAACCATCGCAATCACTATCACACACCAGTACAATTTTGCCATCATCGCATATTGCGTTGCGCAATACTTCTACTCCGTCTTTGATATTATTATATACGATATAATTTTCTACCCAATTTGTATTTATATATTCTTTTGGGTCGTCTACCCCGCAACGCTTCAAGTATTCTTCAAGCGTTGGCGTTTCATTTTGCTTAAATATTGGTTTTACTTTCATATATTATTTCCTTGATATCCATTCGCCAACCTTGCAATGGATAAAATCTTCATCTGTAAAATAATCATCATTATCAATTTGAATTTCTTTTGGTTCTCTATGCCAGCCTATGATAACACCAACAATCATTACGCCAATAAACCAAAAAATGCCGCCATATCCAAGTAGCAATACAAATATACAAAATAGTCCGACGAAGCATACTATATTAATCAACCACCCCATCCAGTTTATTCCGTCATATTTCATTACGCACCTACCTTCATTCTGCTATGATATAATTTTTCGTAAATCTCTCGTCCTCTATCTGTAGGAGAATCTTTATATCCTAATTCGTCATCCTTATCATATAACACTGTTACCTTACAATATCCATGAAATAAATTAGCGATTTTGTTTACGTTATGTAAATATGATGTGAATGGCGTTTGTGATTCTGTCATCATATCATGCTCAATATAATCTTTGTCTATGCCTATTACGACTTCCGATACGCCAAGCTCCAATATCATATCCCTACGTTCTTTGCCAAGATTCATACCAAACATGCCTACAGCATTATTTTGTGGATACATACTGTCTAATTGTAACACAGCTTTAGGTGATTCAAATAATTGTATTTGCTTGGTGTAGCGTATATATGGTTCGTTCATATTAAGACCATATAATACCTCATGTTGTTTGAATCTATAATCTAAACCACTCACAGTTTTTAATGGGATGTATTTAGGCGTTCGCTTATCATTCAGTGTCAAGTTCCTACAATGTATGCCTACCAACTCACCATTCAAATCATATACAGGAATTGTGATTTGATTCTTCGCTGGATAAAACCCAATGCCAAATTTTTCCATCGTTTCTTTTGATATCCCATCGTTAAGAAATGATGGGTGGGCGTATGGCTTTAGAAATTTGAGTATATCCTTATCATAGCGTTTACCCAAATAATGCGTGTTTTTTGTAGGATTATAGACCGCTAAGCGATTTTTCCATGAGAGTGGATTAGTTGCTTGTTTAAGGGTGGTTCGTACCTTATTTATCCCACAAACATCACAAATGTAATTTAGTATATCACCAAACCTAAATTCTCTACCTTCGAGCTTCCATCTATCGCTAATAAGGTCTATGATGTCTCTGGACTTTTGACATTCAGTAAAGCAAAAGGTTGTTCGAGTATTGAGATAAAAATATAATTTATAACTCGCTGATTCTATATCAAGATTATGACATAGTGTGGGCAACACCCAATACTCTGCGTGTTTTCGTATTTCTTTAGCCCCAAGCGCATGAAAGATTTGTTCGTAATTTTCTATTGTTAATTGATTCAGAACATCTTTAGCGTTCATATTCTTTTGCTTCTTTCTTCCAGTTATTGCGCTCTCTTTTCTTAGCTGTCTTCTTATTGCTTTTCTTCATCTTTGCCCAACCCCTATGATTGTTCGCCCAACAAGCATAACGATGGTCGAATTCAGATTCAGATTCTAAAAATCCTTTATATATATTACTTTTCTTCATGGTTTTGGTATAAATAGGTTGATGATAATAATATATACTAGCATTAAAAATATAGTTCCCCAAAACATTATATCAATTGCCATCATCTTCAATCACCTTCGTTCCAAGCTGTTTTACTTTATTCTTATACTCTGTGTATGAATAAATATCACTCCATCCCGATTTTAACCAATATTCATAAAGTTCCATATTGGTTGCTTTAACAATCTTACCGCCTTTAATTTCCATATCTTTCCCACCATTTATCTATCTCGTGCAACCACCTAACACTTTTCCCCTCTTCCATAGAGTTACGACAATCGTATAAAATATCTACAAATTGTTCATGCGTTATCTTCATATTGCACATTACACCACGCAACGGATATTTATACCATTGTAACTTAAATCCACTAGGTTTATGCCAAAAGTGCCAAGCATTTGCATTTTCTTTATCGTCTTTCCAATCATATGCTTTGACGATAAACGTATCGTTCTTGTATGTTTTATCCCAATTACGTCCTAAGTCTCCCATTATGTATTCCCATAAGATTTGATTAACTCTACGTTCCATATCAAACATTATGTTATATGATGTAGTTGCGTTCCTATCATAGTTATTACAACCTATTGCGTGGGGATAAAACGCATCTGGGCAACGATATTTTGCTTCGCAAGACTCACAACTCATTTTATATCACCGTCCCATTTGTTGTTATAAAATTCAACTCTCGCTGGTCTTTCAACCCAATCGCCGTTAGGTAACTCAATTTCTGTAGTACCTTTACAAACACATTTCATTGGTTGGGCTTTATTTGCGATTTGTTCACATAGTTGTGCGAATTGCATTGCCAATATCTCTAATGATATAGAGGGAAGTGTTTGTTGATTCATCAAAGCGTTGCCAACATATATCTCGATTGTATATTGTGGCAAATCGTTTCCGAAACTAAAAATCATTGTTGTTACCACATTTCCATTTCGTATTTATAAAACTATCTCTTATCATGTACTATTATACCACATAATAAGAGATAAGTCAAGTTAGTTATGATATATTTTTAGTCTTTCTATGTTTGTAATTGGTTGTAGGTCTTTCGTTGTTACATATAAATCTTGGCTACGTCCAGTGCCTAAATCCACATATTGATACACACGAATGTATTTAGGAAATCTACTAGCCCTACCTTTTATATTATGTACAATGAGATTTGGTTTAGGCAAGTCTGTATATGTTGCTATGTATGGTTCGATTTCATTCATTTGCTTTTCTGTCAATGGTGTGATTATCATAGAGCAATCTGCCTTACGCACTTGAGATTTACCACCAGCCAAACACGCTTCTGTAGGATATGGCATTTCAAGTTCACGACCATTAAGCTGTGTGCCTGTTAAAATTGGTATATTATATTTACGAGATAGTTGTTTTAACCTATCTGTTAGGGTCAATAGCACCATATCTTCACGCATAGGTATTCCAGATTCTTCTGCGAGTTCATTAGCTACATACCCTTGATTTTGCACATAGTCAAACACAACGAGCTTCACGTTTTTATTTATGATATAATCCTCAATGATTTCTTCTAAAGTCTTTGCGGTAAATTCTGGGTTGTCTACAACATATATGCCACTGAGTTCAAGTATCTGTCGCGCTTTATCTACACGTTCTTCTTCATCGCCATGATAAATACCATCCATTATCTTGTTTCTTGATACACCAGATATCCATGAGATAAACATAATGTCAAGTTCTTCACGCAAATCCATTTCTGTATTGATGAATAGCACATTACCTATATATGATTTGTTTGTAATATACTTACGCTTTTCAAGGTCGTAATAATATTTTACACCACTCATACACGCATCGCCTATAGATAATGTCGTCTTACCACTACCGCTTGCTCCAGACCTTAATGTAAGCCCCATAATACCACGATATACGTCATTAAGATATGGGGACTGAAATGACAATCCTAACCTTGGTGTTGCTTTAAATGTCTCTTTTGTAAATTCAAAATCATCACCAGCCTTATAATGCTCTACGTTATCTGTAGATATAAAGTTTCGTTTGATAGCTAGGCGTTTGGATTCAAAATATTCATCTATATCTCTTAATGAAATTGAATTCAGTTTCTTACGTTGGGATGCTTCGTCTTTTGTTTCGTCATATATCTCATGTATATCAAATCCTGTTGCCTTATACTCCCTTAACATAGCGAATTTACGCACAACATCATAATGATACGCCACATTCTTATCACTCGCCACACGCTTTATTTCGGGAATAAAAGACATGAAGTCATATTGTTTACATATCTCATATTGCTCTGGGTAACTACGTAAGAACGTATCAACAACAACATTGTCAATTTCTTCTGCCCCGCTTGCAACAAGATTATACATAGTCCTATAAAGAATGTGATGAAATTTTGAATCATCACACCCCTTACAACGAAAATCATTTTCCCCTATTTTGTATTTATTGCTTAACATGAGATTAGGTCGATTAGCAAAACAACCAATAAGCATCATTGCATCGTCTATTGAATATAAGATTTTGCTCACCTACCTTTAGAATATATTAAGCACCATAACCAATAAGCCAATCTTCTGCAAGCATGTCGGCTTGACTAGCCAACCACCCCACTTGCACCCCTCTTGTACCAACAAATACTAAAGCCTTATCCATAATATCATCATGGGTCGCATTTACAAGTTTGCCTTTGGGGTTTGCATAACTAAAACATTTTCCTAACTCCACCCATTGTTCCTTACCATTCCACCCAACACGAGAAATCTTAGCTCCTTTTTTAACAGCTTCAATCGCCTCTCCAAAAGTATGTAGCTTTTTCATACTACTTTCCCCTCTTTCTTTTTAATCTGTCTTCTTCCGCTTTTTTCAATTTGTACTCAAGCTTTGCCATACGACCTTCATGTTGCTGAAATTCTGTCTTTCCTTTTTTCTTCATTCTAAACTCAATCCTTTTCTTCTTATAATATTATGACTACCAATTGCAACTTTGTCTTTGGATTTAGTAGCAGTTTTTAGCTTTTCTTTTAACGCCTTTTGTTCCTCGTACATGCGTTGCAGTGTAATATAATATGTTGGGAAAACTTGCCCTAATCCATAATCATCACACCATAACCGTTCTAAAATTTCTACATAGTACCGAACCGCCAAGAACATTCCTTTATATTTGAAACCTTCGACATTATGGTAATGCTCTGCTTGTTTCTTTATCATAATGTAAGTTGAGGATGTCTGTTTGCTTGGGCTATATAATTTCCACACATAATCCAGCAATGCATCAAGTTGCCCGTCATCTGTTTGTCGCCACCGACGATAACACTCTTGGTCACAGAAATATAACTTCTCTCTTGGCGAAAAAGCGCTTTCCTTATCTATCTTTTCTTTACAATGCCTACATTTTACCTTACTCATTTTGATAATGATTTGATATAAATATCATGTTCCTTTTTCGCTTGTTCGATAACGTCTTGTTCGATTTTAATGCCATCAAGTGTATAACAATATGTGCATTGTATTGGTGGGTATACGTCTTGATATCCAAATGTATCAAAGTGGCATCGAACCACATCGCCATTATGAACATCGCTTAATTTTACATTAGCCGCACCATTGATTTCAATCATACGATGATAGTTGTTGTTGATAATAAATAAACTAAGATTGTTATCGATTTTATTTACCATATCAACAACACCTACAACATCACTTGTGATTGTCATATCATATGGTTGTGTAGCTACGTTATTAAAATATGTTAATCGTATACTATCACTTGATAATAACTCGCCTTCAAAATATATAATAGAGGCGACATCATTACGCTTTGTTTCAACTATCTCGCCATTATTACATAATACCTCAAGCTCACTTGTAACGTCAGAAAGCTTGCGTGCAACAGAGGTAAACATATTAGCTCCACTACTAACACTACCATAAAATTTTATAAAGGCATTATTTATATCAATAACGCCCTTATATTTAATTGTCGCACTATCGCCTTTGTCGATAATATCAACATTTAACTCCGATAATACACCACAACCGCTAACTACGTTGCAACATATTTCTGATGCTGACTCAATCGTATCAATTATACGCATATTCTATGCCTTAGAATGGACAATCATCATCGTCAAGGGCGTTGAAGTCATTGGTGCTCTCCTTCTCCACTTCATTCTTTGCAAATGGATTGTCTGGAACTGCACCGTTGTTTGCAAATGGGTTAGAAGGTCTATCTACTGGTGCTACACTAAGCTTCTTAAATTCTGGTACTTCAAAGTCTCCGTCTTTAATTGCGTCAACACTATGTCTTTCCGCAACATAAGTTCTTACCTTAACCTTTGGCGCACCATTTTTATCTCTGCCCTCATATTCTTCTTCGCCAATGACAAAGCCAACCCTTTTACCAACAAACTTTGTCTCATCGTTATCCCATTTATATCCCTTGTTAGAGTTTTCAAGTGCTGTTACAAAACCCTTAAAGAATGGGAGTGAGTTTTCCTTATAACTTACTACAGTTGTTGGGTAATCAAAGTCACGTTCCTTCTTGCGCTTTTCATACATGCCAACAAATTCCTTCTGCTCGTCGCTAAGCGCTTCCGCAATATCATATCCAACCCTAAGATATTCCTTTTCGGGAACATCTTCCACGCTCTTGATTTCGCAAATAAAACCACCTACTGGATTCTTAAATTTTGTAAATTCCTGTACGTTATCAAGGTCAAGTTTTTTCATGTGTTATTCTCCTTTTGTTTCTGTTTTCTTCGTTGTTGCTTTATTGTCTGTGAGTGGCTTCATGTCGTAATATTCTCTGATAATCCTATCCACTTCTTTAAGGTCGTTGTCAATTGTGTCGTTTTCAAACATACCCATTGGTGATTTTGCTGTAGATACTCTATCATCTCTTGTGATAAATTTATATCCGTCTTCTGTTTGCATTGCTCTAAGGACAATGGTGAACAAGCCTTCGAGATTAAGATTCTGGTCAATCATCTTGCCAATTGTCTTTGCCTTAGTTTTATGCATTTCTGAATCATCTTCTGTATGCATGGTGATATATACAATTACATCGCTCGGAAGTTTTGTATTGATAAAATCCAACATATCAAAGAAGTTCTTTGCCATGTCTGTAAATTTACTATAACCTGTTTCATTCGCTCTCTTGAACATTTCAAATGAAAGCAAATATCCAGCGTCATCGATTACATACGCTCTCTTATTTGGTTTAGCAAGCGCGTTAGCAATATCTGTATATGTTGCATTATCAATCTTTGGAATTTTTGTTTTGCCTTGCTTAAAAGGCAATGGTTTGCTTGTAACGTTAAATACACTAATTTCATTTGGGGCAAAGTTTCTTAATGAGGCAGATTTGCCACTACCACTTTCACCCATGATTAAAACTGCTGTTGCCATTTTTACTCCTTTTCTTTTACTCTAATTTCAAAATATCCATCCATTATATCTTCTTTTACTACAAAAGCATTAGCATCAATCACTACACTTGTATAGGGCGAGAAGTTTTCATCTAAAAAATCTGCAACTTTATTACAAAGTTTTACAAATTCCTTTTGTTTATCTACGCTGGGATACATATTCACCTCTTATCTGTCCATAAAAAATAAATAATAAATATCATTCACGATTCTGTCAAGGTCAGAAAATGTATTGTTGAGATATGTCTTAAATGCATATTCATCTACATCCCCAAAACTTTCTTCATCATGTTTAATTCTTTTATCAACTTTATCTTGTCCATCACCACGCTTTCTCATTCTTTCTCGTCTGGTCTTTTTATCTACATCAATATAGATAACCATTGGAATTTTTTTACCATTATAATGATTCATAAAATACTCTACACCTTTAGGGTCGATAATATATAAATCTGCATTGTCAACTTGCTCTGATGTAGCGCAATATCTATGTCCATTAAAAAGGGTGAAAGCGCACATATTTTCAAGTTTATCAAATTCTTCATCGCTTACAAATATATGTCCATCTTCATTTGCACTTCGACGTGGGCGGGTAGTGTACGATTTTACTTGCTTCAAACCGTAGCTTTTGGTAAGTTCATCACAAATTGTGGACTTACCACTACCCGACTCACCCACGATTAATACTATATATTTATCCTTCAATTAAAATACCTCAATTTCCATAGTTTCTCTTACAACTTCGCGTTCATTTCTAATCTTAGCATATCTTGTTGTTACGCTGATGTCACTATGTCCCATGCAAAGTTGGATTCTCTCAAGTGGTACATTATTATCAAGCATACAAGTTGCCCACAAATGTCTTAGTGAATGGTTGTGTACGTTTTTATCAATACCAGCTTTGTTGGCTAACTTCTTTAGCGTTCTGTTTACGCTATCTGGATTCATTTTGGTATGCTGGTTACTTACGAAAAGATTATCTACCCCACCTTTTCTTACAACCATATACGCTTTAATGTATCTCATGGTTTTATCGTTGATATGAACTACCCTACGCTTACTCCCCTTACCAACGATATGAATATCATTTCCTTCAAAATCATTTAATGTGATGTTGATAAGCTCTGAAATTCTCATGCCAGTCGATGCAAGCATAGCTACAATAGCCTTGTCCCGTGGGTTGGTAGCGCTCGCAATGATGTTACTTACATCTTCTGAAGTTAAGGGAGGTTCTACTTTATTAACAATCCTAGGTGCTTTGAGTTTTTTGGCTGGATTTGTTTCGATTAAATCCATGTCAGAAAGGAATTCAAAATATCTCTTTGCGCTACCAACCCTTCTTGCTATCGTAGCTGTGGAGTTGTTATTCTCCTTCATATGATTAATCCAGCCAAGTAAATCAACTAAGGTGATTTCATTTTCACTTTTGCCTATATAAGACAACATATATCTTAAATCTTTTCCATAACTTTTCTTAGTATTTTCGCTTCTTAATGTTCCCAAGTAAATGTTTAGTGTGTTCATTTTGCTTTCTCTCTTTCATTTTGGTTTTTATTTCTTACTTGTTGAATACATTATAGCACACAATTTAAGAAAAGTCAAGGGGTAAATTAATTTTCTTCCTCAAATTTATCACATTCATCACCCGCTGGGCAACCACGCTTCTTGCCTGTAATCAAAATATAATCACAACAACGTTCCCCAAACAGCACTTCGCCTTTGTATTTACAATTTTCACATCTTTCACTTACTAAACTCAACAGAAAAATCCTCCCCATATTAATAGTCCAAACATAATTGCAACACCAAGTAATGAAACCCAAAAGTTTTGATTATGTTCATACGGCTTTCCATGACTATGTGCAGATAATAAAAGTGTTATTGCATATAGTACGATAATAATAATTTGTGGTACACCCATTTACATCACCTCGTTTCTTATTTCTGCGCCACAATGCGGACAAAGTCAGTTTTCATAATGTGGCTCATTACATTCGGAGCAAACCACTTTTCCGTCAAGAACTATCCACTCGCCCTTTGGTCTTGCTTCGTATTGCGCTTTTACTCCGTTTTCCCAACCTTTGATATATTCTTTTGAATAATATCTTTTGTTGTTTGGATTCATCACCAACTTATTCATTCTGATTCGCCATCCTTGCAATATTCCTCATAGTGAATACACGCTATTCCTCTGTCTTTTTCTACTTCGTACTCTGCTTGGCAATTACAGTATTCTGTACCCCTATCATCGTTATTCGCACACTTTGGACAGTAGGCTTTCAGCCATTCTGTTTGTAACTCTTGCCTTGTCATTCCTCTACCTCGCTTTTCTCATGCGTGATGTACGGTGTAATACCACTTGCCGTTGTACTCAACCTCGTTGTATCCACAGCAATAATTGTCCATCTGATTGACAAGCCACCACGCTTCATCAATTGGTTCTAACAATAATCTTTCTCCTGTCTCTGCATTAACTTCACGAACCAGTCTTGTGTCGCTCTCAATGCAAATATCCCAATCGTCAAGGTCAAATCCTACGTTCCATAACGCTTCGTCATAGTTGTCGCTTGGCAATCCTGTCCACTGCCTTATATCTTCTATGTTGTCTGTGATTCTCAAGGTAATCATTCTTCGCTCCTTTCCTCGCTTCACTCTTCGTCATCGTCATCACCCCCATGTCAGAGGACAATCTCTGTCCTTTTTTCCGCTGATTTCGGCTTCTACAGTTCCTGTGTTTGGCTCTCTTGTGCAAGTGTCATTTACACAGTACAGACAAGCATAGTTGTCGCACCAAATCTCTTCGGTATCTTCCTTCCCTTCTATAAGCGCACATTCGTTACAATGCTTAGGCATATCCATATCTCTAATGTAAATAGCCATAATTATTTTTCGCTCCTTCCGACAACTGTATCATTTTTACAATGACCCACAACACCATTATCATCTTCTGTTTCGTAGTAATTTTTACATTGGGTACAATTGATTAAAACCGAAGGTGCTGTATTTAAAACTTGTATGAATTCATTAATCCATTCTGGTTCTGGACAACCCATACACTCTATTGGATTAATAGTTAATGATTCTATTAATGCATCAGCGTCAATTAATCTTACCAATCTAACCCTCCGTTTTTATTCCATATCGCCTTTTAATCTTTAACGTACTTATCCAAATACTCAATCATTCTGCTCATTCTCTTTTCAAATTGCTCATTGTCTTTTGGATTATAAAATTTTGGTCGTTCTATATCGCCATTTTTTATTGCTTCTATAATATAACATATTTCACTCTTAATGTCAAGCCTTTTGTGTGAAATTGCTATAATATTTTTACATAGATATCTTATGTCATTTAAGTTTCGATTCACAAGGAACTTCACGATATCTATACTCATCTCCCCGTGGTCATATTGCATATTAATCATGCTTCATTACCATCATCATAAGCTAAATCATCAAGGTGGACAAGTGGCATAAACATGTCGTCCATTTCGTCAGACTGCGCTAACCAATAGCTTTTTCTAGACGAATCATAAGGTTCACTTAAAGTTACCCATTCTCCAAGATATCTATCATAAAACTTAGCACCTTCTACCATTTCATTATATGGTACACCATAAGGGTTCTTACTATACATTATTATTCTCCTTTATTAATAATCATATTTCCACAATCCGTTTGATTTTAATCTTTCTTTTTCTATTTCACAATATTCTTTGGCGATTTCAAATCCAATGAATCTTCTATTGTTTTCTAATGCTACTTTATGTGTAGTGCCACTCCCACTGAATATATCCATTACAACATCGCCTTCGTTTGACCATGATATCATATGTTTATATACTAATTCTTCTGGGAAAACGGCGGGGTGCGATGTTTTATTTTGCGCTACTGCCATATCCCAAATATTTGGGGACACCTTTTCTTTATTGATAACCATTTCTTTATATACGCGACTTTTGTCTGTTGTTATTTGCTTAGCTGTAGATTTATACGATAACCCGCTGGTTTTGCATGGAATCATAATAGGATTAAATGTCTTTGGCTTACCCCTTGAGAAAACAAACATATATTCAAAAACTTGATTGTATCTCGGTTGTCGTACTTGTGGCATTGGGTTTGTCTTGTTCCATATCATCACATCATTAACATTAAACCCCGCGTCTTGAAAATGCAAAGCGTGTCGAAAAGATGTAAGGGTCTTACTACCATTCTTCACCCTATCGTTAATTACCCAAACGCAGACCCCCCCTGTTTAGTAACACGATATAATTCTTCAACTACTTTTTTTATATCAAAAGCATATCCTTTGTAATCTCTTAAATCATCATAAGGTGGGCTGGTAATTGTTAGGTCAATACTTTCGTCCTTTAACATTTTTAATCCTTCAACACAATCCATATTATTAGTTCCCCAATGTAGTTTTGTCATTTATTTATTCTCCTTTATCCATTCACAATAATCATTCCACAGCCCTATCTTATGGATGTATTGATTTGCTTTTAACATTTCTTTTTTCATTTTCGTTTTGAAATCTGGCTCGCATTTCTTATCAATAAACGAATCTTGCAGTCTGCTAATTTGCAGACCCGTCAATTCGCCCCTAGCCTTTTTATATTTATCCATATCCTTTTTAGGTATGGTGTATGGGGCTTTAGGTAGATTACGCACACTGAATGGTGATATATTTGCCCCAGCAGTTTTTAACTTCACAATAGGCGCAAGGTTATCAAGGTGCTTTGCATCAAAGGTAAAATATACTTCGACACTTAATATATCACAATCGTTAATATATTTATTCGCCTTGAGTTCTTCTACAATTTTATCCACAGATTTCTTGCCATAGCTTCCAATCACTTTTTCATAATACGATTTCAAAATATTATTTCCAAGTTGGAGTTTAGGCACATAACACGCAAGCTCGCTACCAACGCCATGTCGAATCTCGATTCCGCTTCTGCCACTTAGATAAAAATCTCCAAACGAATCATCAAGTTCACCATCTGCGTCACGAATAAAATCATTAGTTGATTGGTCATAATGCGCCTTAACCCTATATTTATTTTTATAGTGTGATACTAAATAATTATCCATTAATGTACCTCCATTGTCTGCCACCATAAGCATGTTTAATTTTGCCATTTAGTGCTTGCCATATTGTTCCATGATTTCCATTCAACTTTCTAATAGCTTCACCGATTGATGGATATTGTTCAACGTCACCGTTTGGTAATATAGCCATAATGGGCTTGCTAGTGTCTTTTCGATTACGCAATTTTTGCGACACGATTTGGTTTCTTTCGCCATGATTTATGTTGTGACGTTGCGTACACCATTCTAAATTTTGTACGTGATTATTTAACGAATTGCCATCTATATGATTAACTATTGGATAATTGCAAGGGTTTGGTATAAAGGTTTCTGCTACTAATCTATTTATTCTAAATCTTTTGGTTTTCCCTTGTTTACATAAACACACACCATAGTATCTTTTATCTGCGCTTAATCCTAGTGATAAAAGCTTAGGTCGTTTTGTATGATTATAATTTAAGCTACGAACACGACCATAAGTGCTTACTTCGTACATGCCTTCATATCCTTTTATGGGCTTCCATTGTTCAATATAATTATCCAATATCATCGCCTCCTAAATCATAATTGCCACGCATATAGTTTGTTTGCGAACAATATCCTTCACAACCCTTGATAAAATATGGGCAGGTTGAATATAGCCTACCTTTTTTATGTTCTTCGTTGAGTTTACAATTTAGACACTCCCCGTCATAATCATATTCTGCACACTCATATACTTTTGTACGCCACATTTGCTTTTCAATTTCGGGCGTTTTGTGTTTAGGACATTTTGTTGTCATACATTTGCTACATGTCCAGCATAAATTTTTCTTTTTACTCATCGCTTAATCCTTTTATCTCTTGTCCTTTAACTTGAACTCATTATACCACAACCCAAATCGTTTGTCAATATAAAATTTCGATTTCAATTTTAGATTTTTCATAGGGGGTGGTTATCTAAATTTTATTCGGCATCGGGGGTAGATATCCAAATTTCGATTTCAAATTTTAATTTTCAGTCTAAATTCGATTTCAATTTTCGTTTCGTTATCGGGGGTGGATATCCAATATGGTGGAGCAGATTCAGATTTCGATTTAGAAATTCGATTTCAATTTTTAATTTTTTAACGTCGCGCTATCACTAATTTGGTTTACATAATCACATCTATATTTTATAATAATAACATGCATAATGTTGCGTATTATGTACACATAACTATATTAATGTGTAACATATTACATATTATGCGCTTTTATTTTAGTTTACATAATTTATATATTATCATATCATGTTATGCAAATATTGCATATTTTTCCCACGACTTTTATGCAAGATAAACATATTTTTCCATCGACTTTTATGCAAAATAAAAGCACGAAAACACAATTTGTTTATCTTATTAAATTCACGAAATCACATTTTGTTATATCAATATTTTACACCTTATCACGTTTGGTTGCATTTACATTTTGTGCATTTTTTAATATAACGCTTTAAGTTTGTTTTAACATCATCAAAATTCAAAATAAAAAAACAATGCCAAAACATATTGGATTATTGAACAAATCAAAACACGCTTTCTTTTTTTCAAAAGAGAAACAATCAAAATTTCAAAATCAAAATACATTTTTTTATTTTTTCAAATTCAAAATTACAAAAATTTTTTTTGATTTTAATTTCATGATATTGGGGGAATTTTATTTCACGCGCTTTACCCCTATATGTATCTCATTTCATTTTCAAAATTTTTCCATCCTTCTGGGGACTTTTGATTTCGCGCACTTTACCCCTTTTCAAGAACAACTGTTCTTTTCAGAAAAGAACGCACGTTTCTTTACCACACTAAAGTTTCATACTCTACCACACTAAAGTGCATATTTATACATCGCGTGAATATTTATGCATTTTCCACACATTTCCAATTCTGTAAATCATTTCCACATCTACCAAAATTTTCCACACGCTTCCATCACAAACAAATGTTCACGAACAAACATTCTTTTACCATATTTTACCTGTAATTTTATGGTATTGAATTTTTTGCAGGTTGAGTGTTTGCGAGTATGAACATTCCAATACGTTCCCCATTCCACACACCAATTTACACCAATTTGCAAATTGTGAAATATTTAATTTTCAATGTTCTGCATAACCTTAATTTTGATTATGTCTTATTATAGCATACATCTTCACAAATTGCAATACTTTTTTGCAAAATTTTTTCAAAAATATTTTTCCAAAACCTATTGACAAAATCAGAAAAATATGTTACTCTAATAAGGGGAGTCCGAGTCCGATAAAAAAAAGAACATAGACTTTTACGCTTTAATGCGATAAAGTATGTTGATATATGTTTCTATACGTTCAAATATGGATATAGTGCCACAAGCCACAAAATTAAGTTCTGACGCACGTTTATATTCCATAATGGTATATATCCTATTTGTTCTAAAACACGCTTAAATCGAACGTCAGAGCTACCATATATTTCCAATTCATTGATTTTGAGATGTTAGGTTTTGTATACTGTATACACAAGAATACAATGCTTTTATGCTTTAATGCACTAAAGTTTTTGGCAATAAAAAAATCGGATTAATACATCCGATTTTCCATAACAAATATAATTCTATCCGCTAATTCATTCATCTGCTTCTCTGTAATATGCTTCCATTTATAGCACCAGTCAATTCTATTACATATCCAGTCAATATCTTTGGTTTTATATGGAGCAAACACTTCATACTCATTTATTGCCTTATCAATATCCATGTAATAGTTTTTCATATTGTGCCTCCTATTCGCCCAAGATTCTAATATAGATACATTCGCCGTCTACCATTTTAATTCTTAATTCTTCGCCTTGATAATACCAGTCTTGAATTGAATGGTTTTGTCTACCATGCATCCAGTCTGTTCTATTCAACAAATCGCCGTAACGTCTTACATCGTTTAATGTTACATCGTCTTTTGTTCTCATAATGTACCTCCTATAATGCACATTAAATATCTTGTACACATACTATCACATACATCAGATTTTGTCAACACTTTTTTCGTAAAATTTTTCTAAAATTATTTTTCAAAAACTACTTGACAAACGCATGAAAATATGATAACATGAAGAGGGAAAGTGTAAAGTGTAAAAAAAAATAAAAAGACTTTGGCACATTAAAGCACCAAAGTCTTTATTTTAGTATTCAATTCTGACAATATAAGTACAATATGTATTGTGTTTTGTCTTTGTCTTTTTTGTACTTAACACTTTTCCGTTATGGGCTTTCCAGTATTCTTTGATTCTATCTCTAACCATTGCATAAGGAAAACCATTTGTAATTGTATTGTATTCTCTAATGATAACCATTTATATACCTCCCAAACGCTCTAATTTTAGTTTTAAGCAACGTTTATATGCTTATTGATACTTTATACCACATTGATATAAACGTTGCTCAAATCGCCTTTTTTTTACTTTGATTCTACATAACTATATCTTGGATTTGCTGTTAAAATCTGGTAGTTACTATGTTCTGCATCAAATCTCAATTCGCCGCCGCATCCACCGCATCTATAATTATGATAATTTCTTGTAAATTTACTTGACCGTTCTCTAATAAATACGTGACCGCATTTTTCGCAAACAAACACGTAGTTATGTTTCTTTTCTCTTTTTGGTTTTTCAATTCCAAAATTTTCATAACTATTTGTGCGTGTAATATTATACTTCGTCTTTGCATTTACAATATTTGCCAATCTTTTCCATTCGCCTTTGTGCGTCATACCGCCTTCGCATGTATGCAAAATTTCATGGATAAGAACATTCATAATTGCATCGTCATCGGCTTCATCGGCAAAAATCAAATAGTTAAAATTCAATTCATATGTATTATATACATTGTTACGTCTACATTGTCCAAATCTGTTTTTTGCTCTATAGTTTAACTTAACATCTACAATGTTTCCAGTTTCAATTCCCAAACTTTCAACAACTTCAAGTGCTTTATTAAACATTGCCATATAATCCTTCATTTTGTACCTCCTATAATGTACTATCTTTAACTTGATTCTATATTATCACAAGTCAATGTATTTGTCAAGTTCTTTTTTAAGTACAATTCTTTAATGCTTTAGTGTGCTAAAATCCAAATTCTTCAAGCGTAAAACCAAATGCCATCATTTCTCTATCACTTGTAAAATAATCGCCTCTGTATTCAATCAAATCTGCCATGAATTTTTGGTTTGCGTGATGGTTCATCCATAAATCTGCATAATACATCGCTTCGTTTTCACCACATACATTTTTATCCTCGCAATGTACATTATACAAAAATTCATATTCTTTATTAAATTGTTCTATGAATTCTTTAATCACATTTATATCGTATCTATTATCCATATTTATACCTCCATTTGTTTGTTTTAACTTGATTCTATACTACCATACTTTTATATATTTGTCAAGAAAAATTTGCAAAATATTTTTATAAAAATTTTCTTAAAACTACTTGACAAATGTTGAAAAATATGTTAATCTAATAAGGGAAGTCTAAGTCTAATAAAAAAAAGATATAAAAAAAATAGTCTGAAAATTCAGACTATTCTTTACATCCATAAACATCTCTTGCAAAGTGCGGTAAACTTGTCATAAAGTTATTATTCCACATCTTTGTATGTAATTCCTCTTCATACATATCCCATGAATGATTATTGTACCATTCATATCCAAAATCGGAAACACGTTTTACTTCATAAAAATTTGTACCATCATGGTGCGAACATTTGATTTCTAAGTGTCCTTTATTATCTGTGATTTCTATATAGTCACAATCTCTAAAACACTTACAAAATTCTTCAAAAGTGTTAAAGATATATCCACCTCTGTAATTGCCATCCCATCTACCAATGCTACCAGTCAATAACCATGCGTTACCTTTATCAAAGAAACATTCAAGTTCAAACTTAAAATCATTCCAATACATTTCTTCAAGGAAACGCATTTCATCCCAAATCATTGCGTCGGTTATTTCCTCTTCAGATTCAACACGTTCGCAATCAATAAGTTCCTGTTTAATATCTTCTTCACTAATCCATCCATAATAGTTTGAATAAAGTACATGTTTCATAATCTACCTCCTATAATGTAAATCTTTAACTTGCATACATTATACTATATCTACATCGTTTTGTCAAGTGTTTTATCGCCAAATATTTATATCAGTTTTTTCCTCAACCATTTTTTTAACATCATCAATTGTAACGACTTGATTTTTATAATCTTCAAAGAGTGCCTTGCAATCGTCTACTGTAGAACAAATATCGCCACAAATACATGTATCACAATCGTTACAAAAATCTTCAAAGTCATTTTCAAGTTCTAAATTTTCAATTGATTTATTCAAGTTTTCTGCCATTTCATCTTCTGGCAAGTTTCCATTTTCTGTCAATCCAATATTTTCATAAATATATTCACGTTCAAACCATATAAAATCATTTACTTCTGTATCTGTTGGAACATTATCGCAAAATACCATTTCAAGAAAATTCATAAATTCATTTTCTTTATTTGCGTTCTGAATATCTGCAATAGTATCTATTGCTCCACTCCATACCATATCAGCTAATTCATAAAACCCATTGATTTCTTTTCTAATTTCCATATTGTTACCTCCAATAACATAACCTTTAGCATGGTTATACTATATCATATTTATGTTGATTTATCAAGTATTTTTACCATTTTTTATCACGAAAACTTTCGCCATTCTCAACAAATCTTTTGATAAAATGGTCTTTTGGCACAAATACCACATTGTTGATTTCATCATTATTTTTAATATCAAAATACGAAAGTAGTGGTTTAATATCTCCCATTGTTACACAATTATGTTTATCAAAAAACAATCTTGTATCTTTATCCATCATACCATTGTCAATAATATCCTGTATCTGTTTGCTAATGCTATCGCCACTCATATATTTTACAATCTTCATATACTTAATCATTTCATACCTCCATAACTTGACTATACTATATCATACCTTGTTCTTGTTGTCAAGTATTATTTTACATTTTATACACTTTATGTATAATATCATCATCGCCGTATGTTTCTGTTCTAATCAATTTTACTTTATCATCTTGTAAAAATTTCTGTACGCATTTTGGCAATTCACAAAATGGAAAAGCAACGTTTTTATCATCTGTATAATACATTCTACAATCAGATACTTTACCCGATTTCATAGCTACAAAATATTCTGTAATGTTGCCATTTTGTTCTATAGTCGTAACGTGTCTAATATTGTCTTTTGTTAATCTCATTTTCATATTGCGTACCTCCCTTATCTACAATACCACTATACCATATTTCAATCTTGTTGTCAATACCATTTTTTCAATAAAATAAAAATAAAAAACTACCATTTTTTCAATGTTTTTTACCACTATTTTATAAAATAACTAACGGCAAATCGCAAATTAGAGCCTCGCTAAAATCCCACAAATCGCTTAACCACAAGGGTTTATCGCCATTCTTTCACACATTAAAGCAATTTCGCCATATAACTATACCTTTATTTTATGAATATTTATGCAAATTTTATGCACAAATCGCTCAAAGCCTTATGCATCAAGGGTTTCAGCGATTTTACCTGTTGTGCAACAAGCCTAAAACAAGCCTAAAATCTTCGATTTAAGCGATTTTTACAAAATATGGTATGAATACTCATGTATATTATGCATAAGACTTGGCACGATATTTGCATAGTTAAATTTGCTTTAACGCTTTAGAATATGAAAGTAAAGTTTTGATTTCGTTATTTAATACTTGAACACTTTAATTTGCTAAAGTATACTATTATAATCTATTTTTATATTTTAATGTATTAAAGTTATAAAACACTAACACTTTAACGTATTAAAACTTTTGTGCTTTAGCATATTAAAATATTGTGTATTGGATATTGTATACACTTTTTTAATACTTGAACGTTTTAACGCACGAAAGTATTGGATAATAAATACTGTATACACATTTTTAGTACATTATCACTTTAATGCATGAAAGTTTTTGAACATGAAAAAAGTTACCAATATTTTACATGGTAACTTTTTCCAATTTATTTATAGGAGGTTTTAGAAAATTTCTAATTATTTCTTTCTGCAATTTCCTCTAACAAATCTTCAACTTCCATTTCGTAAAACTCACCAATACTTTCGCCAAGTTCCCAATCATATACACTATAACATTCTGACATTATATCAATATCAATACTATATTTTTCATCACAAATAGTTTTGTATTGCATACGTGATTCAAGTTCAAACCATTCATAATCATTATCAAATCTTACTAAAAATCTATCCGTATAATTTGCTCTAACATCACCGTATCTATGAACCATAATTGCCATATATGTATATCCATTAATTTCCATTTCTGCTACATCAATATTATGGTCTATGTTAGCATTCCAATTGTATGTATTCCAACGTCTGTCTGCATTTACTACAATCCAATCAATAGATTTTTCTGTAGTTTCAATCTCATAATCCTTTAATTCATAAAGCAATTCAAGTACATTTCCACAAATTACATCATCTCTGATTTCGCCGTTCGGTTCATATATCCATGCATGACATTCTTTATTTACTTCCTTAATATCCTTAATTACTGCATCCAATCTTGTCATATTCATAACCTCCAATTATGTTATATCTTTATCTTACGATACTACTATAACATATCTTTAATCGTTTGTCAAGTGTTTTTTTTATTTATTTCCTAACTTAATTCTTGTAATTTTATGCTCCAAAATTTTCAGTTCGTCCTTTTGATGGTTATATTCCATTTCAATTCTTTTTCCCTGTTTAAGTTTCTGTGTAATTACTTCTAATGCTTCTTTGTTAATATATTCCATGTTAATCTCCTATTCTTCATTCTTCGCTTAACACATATACTATATCATACATTGGTTATGTTGTCAAGTATTTTTTTAGATTTTCTGAAAATCTTCATCGTACCAATTTCCATATTTATCCAATGTATACTCTGACTGTCTCCAAAATTCTCTTACACAATCTTCCAGTTCTGTCAAATTTAAATATTCAAAATGCTCATATGGACAAATTTTATAAATATAATCTGACATGCAATTAACTTTTGCTTCTCCGTTCAAGTCATCAAAATCTGTTACATTATACATAATCTCTAAGCGGCTTGCCGTATTTATCTTTTGTAATGATAATATCTTCGCCATCATATGATTCCCATACACAACACTTCGCTTCTTCTGCTTTATTAGTCAACACATCAAGTACTTCATCTTCAACACAACAAAGGTCAAATATTGCTATAATTTCTGCCAGTGGTTTTTCGTTTTCAAAACATAAATTTCTATCCCATTCATTTACAATATATACTCTGCTTTCGTAACTCATAATTTACCTCCTTAACAAATACCATCAATATAATGATTTCCAAGTCCACTAATGATAATCAACAACATGAAGATTAACATTGGCAAGATTGCACTTTTTAATTCATCTTTCATTTTTTACTCCCTGTATATATCAATTATCATTTTTCAATTTCAAATGGATTATAGCATATCTGAATTGAATTGTCAATAGTTTTTATACAATCCATTTAACCATCAAGTTATAAAATTCATCATAATCTTCGCTTGTAAAATGTAAATCACAATTTGATTCAATATCTTCCCATAATGCCCTTACCAAAGTATCACACACATAAGTGTCTGCGTCAATACCACACATTAATGCTACTGTGATAAACATACAAGATAATCTTTCAAAGAATGCGCTATCAAAACATTCTTCATCTTTTACAAAATTATCCATAAATTCAACTACATTTTCAGCCTTATAATCGTTTCTCATTTTCAACCTCCGATTTCAATTTTTAATTTCCACCATAAATATTGTATAAAAAATCAAGTATTTTATCAACTTCTATTTGCTCTATGCTTGTTAGATTATCTTCATCTTCTATCATGTTGCATAGCATATTATATAAATTTTCATTGTCTAATTCAAATCTTACACTACCAATTAAATTTGAATTTTCAAAATTTGCTAATCTATATACAACATGTTTATCTGTATATGTTAAAATCGTACATAAGTATTTATTTGTGCATAATACCATAATTAACCTCCAATTGCATAAGGGGTGGTTATCCAATAACCAATCTAAAAGAGGGGTGGTTATCCAATTATTGATTTCAATTTTTGATTTCTGATTTTCAAATTGATTTCAAAATTCTTTTTCCCAAAGGGGTAGTTATCCAAATATCTCCAATCCGTTTTGATTTCAATTTCAAATTTCGATTTCAATTTTCGTTTTCTCGCCTTTCGACAATAGGATAATAACACATCTTGCTCACATTGTCAACATCTTTTTTTTATTTTATTTGATTTTTTTATATTGCATAATACTTATATAATGTATCTTTTTTATTCTTGCCCTTGCCTACATTTTGTATGATTTTCTCATATCCCATTATAACGCTTTATTTGCCGTTTTAAGCGATTTTTTATGTTCAATGATTAATTACCTTATAACCATATAAAAAGCCGTTAAAACTTAAAATAGTGCCTTAAAACACGCATTTTTTAGGTAAGGTTATATGTTAGATTATGTTCATATATTTCATACCATTATATATAAAATAAAATCATACACTTTTAGAATAAAAATATAATAAATTTGTTGTGATAATATTATTAATTTGTTGTGAAAAATAAAACACACACTTTAACAAATTAAATTGAAAAAAAAATAATTTAACACTTTAACAAATTAAATTAATAAAAATCAAATAAAATTTTAATAATTTAACACTTTAATTTATTAAAACAAAATAAAAAAAAATACTTTTACACTTTAATCAATTAAAATTTTTCCAAAATTAAATTTCAAAATTTGAAAAATTTACAAAAAAAATAAAAAAAAATTCAAAAATTTTTTCAAAAAAAATTCCGCGGCGCACATATTTCCGCGGGATATTAAAAACGTGCTTTACCGTTTTTACTTTAACAGACTAAAGTGTAGTACGTTAAAGCGATAAAACACACTATTTTCTGAATTGTTTGAAAAATTCACACAATTATTTTTATGCATTGTATGCATAATCGTACATAAATTGTCAGACAATTCAAACAATTCATTTTTACAGATTGTATGCATAAAAGTACAATCTGATACAGACTTTTGACTTGGTAAAAATTGACATAAAAACTCCCATATTTTACCAAAAAGTTATCCACCGTTCTGATAAAATTGTATTCAATTCACTATACTTATTATACCAAAACCTGTGGATAACTTCAACGCAAAGATTTTTGCATTTCATACATTAATGCTTTAATGCACTAAAGTGTTTTTGGTGGTCTATAGCAATTGTATACTGTATACAATTATTTTATATAGTAACGCATTAACACTTTAATTTAATAAAGCGTGTGTATTGTATACACTTCTTTAATACTTTATAACTTTAATTGATTAAAGTATTAAAGTCTGAGATTTTGTGTACTGTATACAATATTTTAGTGCTTTAATTAAGTAAAGTGTTAATGCGTTAAAATGTATATTTTGGATACTGTATACAATAGTTTAATGGTTTATCGATTTAATACTTTAATTTGCTAAAGTGTTTTATACGTTATAACTTTATTGAATTAAAGTATTAAATTGTTAATATGATAACGCTTTAGTGTGATAAAATATTGTATACAAAATGCACAAAAATACATTGATTTTTTCTGGTCTAAAAAATCTTTTTTTGCATCCGCAAATCGAAAAATAAAGCCTCGTAAAAAACGCAAAAACCGCTTAGTATCAAGGGTTTAAGGCGATTCTTTAACACTTTAGCGCAATTTTGCCATATAGTTACATTATGAAATTATAAAAAATTCTTTGTTTTTACACACAAAAACGCCCGCAAGCCTTGTGCCGCAAGGGTTTCAGCGTTTTTAGTTTTTAATTTTTAGC